CTGGTGTTCTGCAGCTTGGCGTAGGTGACGGAATCATCGGCCAGAGCAGCCGTGCCGAGGCTCGAGACCTTGGCAGTGGTCACCGCACCATCAGCCAACTCGCTGGTGTTGATCTGCCCGGCCGGGATGTTTTCGGCCCGCACCTGAATTGGCGTGTAGGCGCCCGCCTTGTAGATCGCCAGGCTGTCGTTGGTGCTGTTCAGCCAGCCGCGGCCTTCGTAGTTGTCGGTGCTAGGCGCAGCACTGCCGACGAAGACCGTGGAGTCCTCGCCGAGCTTGGCCGCCGTGATCGCGTCATCAGCCAGCGCCGCGGTGCCCAGCTTGGTGCCGCTGTTCTGGTCGAGCTTCGCCAGGTCAAGCGATCCGGCATCTACCAGATCGAGGCCGGCATCCACCAGATCCTTGGCGGTGACCTTCTTCGTCTGCGATGCCGAGATGTCGGCAATGGGCAGCACGTCGGTGGCAGCCACCGATGCCTTGGGCAGCGCCGTCAGCTGGGTAATGCGTTGGTCTGCCAAGGCTCAGCCTCCAAGGGCACCACTGCTAGCACCCATGTTAGTCGTCCGGTTCTGTGAGCAAGAAGTCGAGGTTCTGCTCCAGCTTGATCTTGTCGTCGTCTTCCTTGAGCACGTAGCCGGAAGCCTGACCGATCAGCAGCCTGATCTCACCGGTCGCCACGAAATCGATGGTGCTGTTGATGATGTCGCCCGCGCGCACTTCCACGCCGGCCTTCGTCACCATTGCGGTGAACTCGTAGTAGACGTTCTGCACCGTCTCATCGTTGCTCTTGTCGGTGAGGTAGAGCGCGCAGTCAAACTCGCTGCCGATGTCGAGGCGGTTGATCAGCTGCAGCATCAGCAGCGGGGTCTCGGTCACGCCTGAGGTGGTGTAGTCAAAGGCGCAGGTGATCGAGCCGCTGCCCGAGAGCAGGCCGGCGGAGTAGAGCTGGCGGAAGCGGTCGTTCAGCGTGGTGGAGTCGATCGCCTCGCGATCCGTAGCCAGGGTGTAGTCAACCACGTTCCCGAGCACGTTGTAGGTCGAGTCCTTGACCGCAACAGTGATCGGCAGGGCAGCACCAGCAAAAACCTCAAGGGGCAGCTCGTTGGCGCGCACGTTGTTCACCGCATCGGTGAACTCCCTGAAGAACCGCAGGCCGCCCGCTGCGTTCACGTTCACGTAGGCCGCGATGTTTGAGCGGCGCTCACCGTCAGGCCATGCACCGGTAGCGAAGCAGACCAGCCCGCGCGCGTCAGCGGTGGCAATATCCACCCGGTCGCCGGTCAGCAGGTTGTCGCCTGCGCTGTCAAAGCTGAGGCGCTGAAGGTTGGTATTCACATCGTCAGGGCCGATGCTGTCCACCAGCTCGCCCATCTGCACCGAGCTGCCCCGCCGCAGACGGATATTCCCCTTAGTGCCGAGAAAGAAGGTCATACGATCACGCCGCCGGCCACGAAGTCGCCATCCACCGTGAACTGGATCGGCACCACCACCAGCTCGCCGGTGCTCACGCCCACCTGCGTCGAGGTGATGTAGGCGAAGAACTCAATGTCATCGGCTGCGCCATCGCCCACGCGCAGCTTCAGCTTGACGCGATCGGCCTCGGTGACGGCGCCCACCTTCTGGATCTTGCCCAGCAGCGCGGTGAACTGCGTCAGCGTGGCCGACTCGCCGGCCTCGAGCCGGTAGTAGAGCAGGGTGGCGCTGCCGCTGGCCGACTTCATGCCAGGGGTGAACGTGGTCACCGTGCTGTCGATCGCGGTGGTGCTGAGCAGCTCCACACTGGACTCGAGCGACCAGTCGCGGATCTTCGCCACTGGTTTGTAGACCGTGCCGTCCCAGAACTCCAGCTTGCCAGTACGGCTTGTGTAAAAGCCCATGAACAGCGGCCCAGTCTGAAGTCAGGCTAGCGAACAGTGAACCCACTATCAGCGAACTGGGCGATCAGGCTCAAGGTGCGGCCGTCCGATTGAACACACGGATGTTCGATCGCTCTCACGCTCACCTCACCCTCTTCATCCATCTGCACCTCCGTTACCCGGAACACACGCTTGCGGGTGATGGTGGCGCCGAGCACGAACAGCCGGCCGACATAGGGCGCCAGGGCCGAGGCGGTGCCATCGGTGACCGTCACGCTGTCCACCTGGATCACGTCGCTGCCCGACTGGTAGACCAGCGCTTTCAGGCCGCTGCCGTTCGGCACCTGCCCGATCGGGGTGTTAAGCACGCCGCCCGCCTCCACCATGCCAGTGGTCACCTGGTCCCACTGGTTCTGCCCGATCGCCACGTAGATGTAGCTGCCCGGCTCGATCACGCTGTCGGTCGGGAAGGTCGAGAACTCAATGGCGCGGCGGATGTGGCGCCGCTGGTTGCACAGCAGCTTGCCGAACAGGATCGCCTGGCTGCGGTTGGTAAGTCGATGAACTCCTCCTTGTACGAGTCCTCGAGGATGTTGCCCTGGTTGAACAGCGCGGTGATCGTCACCTCGCGGGTGATGGTCCCATCGGAGTTGCAGGGGATAGCGGGCACCAGCGTCTCGCGGCCACCGACCCGGCCGAGCTCGAGCAGGCTGAACGGGGCCACCTCAGCCCAGAACTGCCGCCACGGCGTCTGCTCGGCAATCACGCCATCCATGAAGAGGCCGTTCTGCCGGCAGAAGCGCTTCGCCAGCACCAGCCCCTGCAGATCGACGCCGCCGACCTTGGCGAACCGGCCGATGCCGTTCTGCCCGTCGAGGATGGTGTCGAGGAAGATGTCGGGCGCGTAGCTGCTCGAGCCGTCCGGTGCGTCGGGATAGGTGCCATCGCCGCGCAGCCGGCGCACCATCTTGCCCTTCTGCACGAACACCGAGATCGAGCGCAGATCCTGAATGCCCTGGCCGCTGTAGGCGTTGAAGCCCAGCAGGCTGAGGCCGTCGTAGAGGTTGGGGTAGTTGTTGAACGTCTCGGTGCGCTGCTCGGTGACGGCCGTGATGGCAAGCTCCGGCCCCTGATCGAAACTGAAGGTGAGCTGCGTGTCGGAGAACATCGAGAACAGGCCCCACTCATCGATCTCTGAGGGGTTCACGTTCACTGGGGGCAGATTGCCCCTGCGGCTGCGGATGGTGCCGAAGAAGGTGAACTGCCCGCCGCGCGGGCCGGGCACCACCTGCACGTCGCCGCTGTTCTCGATGTAGGCGAAGTCAGCCACGCCGTGGTAGCCCATCTCGGCGCCGGTGTCGGCGATCGGCTCGAAACGAAACTGCCACTTGCCGATGTTGTCGTCGGCGATGAACTTCAGCGACACGAAGTTATCGACATCAGCGCCGCGGCGGATGACGAAGATGTAGGGCACACGCTGCCAGCTTCCGTCATCGGCGCCGGTGCGGCGATACCAGACCCAGAAGAACATGGAGCGCAGCTTGATGCCGTTGTCGCTGATCTTGTAGTTCTCCATGCTCACCTTGCCGTACTTTTTTGCACGACCTTGAACACGCTTGAACACGCGGGCCTTCAGCGCAAAGTCCACCACGCGGCACTCGGTGATCGTCTCGTATTTGGCCTCTTCAGACTTGACAAGGCACTTCACGTTAAACCAGTCGTTCCACTTCTCAGGATTCTTCAGATAGTTCTGCAAGGTGCGAATGCGGCTTTGCAGCGAGCTGATCTGCGATCGGAGGCCGTTGTCACGCGCTGCCATCGCTTCCTGGTCGAGGTTGTTGGCGTTGGAGGTGAGCTGCGCGATCTCGAGGTTCAGATCGCGTTCGCGGCTGTTTAGCCACTTCTTCTCCTGCTTCAGTGTCTTGCCGCGGCCGGGGATGACGCCATCGGCGAGGCCGAACTGCTGGAATGCCTTGTCGAGCTTGGCCTGCGCGCTTTTTAGCTGTCGATTGATATCAGCGAGCTCACTGCGCCACTGGCGGATGCGATCGCGGTTGCGCTTGTCGCTGGGCTTGTCGAGCTCATCCTCGATCAGGTTGCGCAGCTGCTTGCGGCGATCACGTAGCCCGTCCACCCGATTCGCATAATCGACCACCACGGGGTCGAATTGCTCCGCGTTGCTCAGCAGATAATCAAGCTCGCCGGATGTCCACTTTCGATCAGCGAGATCCTCGACCAGATCCTTGAGGTACCTGATCTCCTCCAGCTTCGGGTACACACCGCTCAGCGCTGGCTTCAGGATCGGCTCGTTGCGAAGCAGCTGGTCGTTGAGTGTCGTGACTTGCTGCTCAAGCAGCACGATCTCATCGTTTGCTTCGTCTTCGTTCTGCTTGAAGTTGGTGGTGCCGTAGTCCTCGGTGGGGCAGATGCCGCTCTCGACGCACTCGAGTTTCACGCGCATGGCGCCGTCATCCAGCTCGACGTTCCTGATCGGCTGCGCCACCTTGAACAGCGCGCTGCCCAGCTTGTAGGTGCTGGCCGCGTCGATGTAGCTCGATAGCGAACGGCGCAGTTCGGCGGCCGCTTCCTTCACGTCGTTGTCGCTGCCGTGAGGAATGCGCTTGAACACCAGCGTGAACACCGTGCCAACGGGCACCACCCTGCGGGTGTCATCCAGCACGTTGAGTGGCCAGTAGCTGCTGAAGTCCTCGAGCACAACACCCAGCTCGGCATCCTGCCGCCGGCCGTCCTCATCGCGGTCGTAGAAGTTGACGTTGATCGGGATAGGCGCGTAGACGCCGCACCGGGTCATCGTGCTGGGCGAGAACGCCTGGCTGAAACCCTCCACATAGGTGCCGCCGATCAGGTTGGCCCGGTAGGCGAAGTCACCAGGGCCTTGGCCATCGCGGGTCGGGTCGGTGGTGCTGCCGGTGGGGCGGAAAATGTCGCCGTACTGCAGCGGCCGGTTGTGCCCGAAGTAGGTCCAGTTCTTTGTGGCCGCGAACTGACGGATCGGGGTCTGGCCGAACGCGATCCGGCCCGCTGCGATCTGCTCAATTCGCGAGGCGCCGATCGCCAGCAGCATCTGCATGAACTGGCTCGAGCCCTCGCTGTGAACCGAGCTCCACAGCAGCGAGGTGGCCACCCGAACGCCGCCGGTCGGGTTGTCCTCCACGTTGCAGTAGACCAGGTTCACCGTGTCGCCGTACTTCGCCAGCTCCTGCTGCGAGTTGAAGCCGAACCGCGGGGCGAACACCTGATCGCGGCGCTGCCGCTGGTTTTTCTGCTCCAGCTCGGGCTTGGGTGCCAGCAGGTAGCTGGCGGCCTGCAGCACGATGCCGATCACCACCAGCACGATCGACACCGGATCGCCGCGCAGCTCCTGCAGCTTCTCCTCACGCGAGCGCGAGAAGTCATGCTGCACCGCGAGGAACTCGAGGTATTCCTCCTCGCTCACCTTCAGGATCTGCAGCAGCTCGTGCTCGTAGGGCAGCAGCTTGCGAGTCATCGCTCCATCCAGAAGTAGTGCGCCACTCCATCCGGCAGCGGGGCCTGGATCACATTCTGCCCCGGCCCGATGAACATCACCGGCCCGCCGAGATAGGTGCCGAGCGCTGAACCCGTAGCGGCCGGCAGCAGGGCCACAGCGCCGCGCTGGGCACGCTTCAGGCGTCTGCCATGCTCGCAGAGCCAGCGGGCGATCATCGACCGCGGGAAGGCCTCCTCGGTCCAGTCGCTGTAGACCCACGCGAACCGGTCGCGGTAGCTGCTGAGCCCCAGCCGGTCGCGCACCTCGCAGACCAGCTGGAAGCAGTCCGTCTTGCCGCTGCCGTCGCCGGGCCGGTGGCCCCAGCCGTAGGCCAGTCCCACCAGGTCGTTCATCGCAGGTAGAGCTCGCTGTTCAGGGGCAGCGGTCCCACCATGTCGCGGGTGAAGCTGCGGCCGGGGAAGGATGAGCCCACGCTGTCGATCGCAGACCGAAACCGCAGCTCGATGGTGGTGTCGCTGAAGCTGGCGCCGAGGCCGATGTAGAAGTCGGTGACGGTGTTGGTGATGGTGCCGGCCGCGTTCAGCCAAGCGGTGGTCATCGCCAGCTCGCTCAGCCGGTTGCCGTTGCCGGCCTCGACCAGCACCAGCGCGAAGTCCACGTGGGGAAACAGCACCTGCAGCTGCGCGTTCTCGCCGTTCAGCGTGGCCAGCGCACCCTCGGCCCTGAATGGCGCAAAGCTGTAGCTCTCACTCTGCAGCGAGGCGTTCTGCCCCACAAAGTAGTTCTGATAGCGGTGGGTCGCGCCATCGGTCGTCTGGAGCTTAAAGAACTGGCAGATCCGCAGCTCAGTCATCAGAAGTCGAGCTCTCCGATCAGGGTGATCGAGACGCGGCTGCGGCCGGTGTAGATCGACTCCACCTCAGGCGGCCCCGCATACTCCCAGCTGATGCTGGTCGGCGCCTGGATGTAGCCGCGCAGCGTGGTGGTCATGCCCGCAAACAGGTCAGCCGGCAGGGTGAACCGATCGAACCCGCCTGAGCTGTTGTTGTAATGCGCCAGCAGCAGCTCGGTGGTTGCGTCCGAGATGTTGTCGAAGCCGAGCTGCAGCTCGTAGCCGCTGGCCCGGTTGCCGAACGCACGCTTGACCGTTGCACCCGACAGCGCCCGGTAGGACTTCACCGGGAAGCTGCCAAGCTTGAAGGCCCGGCTGGTCGGTTTGATGCGGGGGAACTGTTCAGCCATCAGCGCAGCCCCACACGGGAACGAATCGATGGGCTCTGCTGCAGTTTATCGAGTGTCATCGACATCCCGCGCTTGGCACCATCACGGGAGGCCTGCCGCCGGGTCTGCGCCATCGCAGCCTCGAGCTGGTCGCGGCTCACGTATTCGACGCCGCCGATGCTGGTGCTCTGGAAGCTCATGTTCAGCACCGGGCTGCCACCGCCCTGCGTCGGGCCTGCACCCATCGCCTCACGCATCTTGTCCTGCCCCTGCAGAGCCACCGGAATGCGCCGGCCGTCTGGCAGGGGCACGTAGGCCTCGGGCTTGCTTCCCTCGCCGTAGAGCGCCAACTGGGGACGGTTGGCGATGCCGCCACGGGCGTACTTCTTCAGGGGAACAGGGCCGCGGGAGGTCATCACGCCGCCTTTAGCGAAGGGGTAAGCGGATCCCGCAAGGTCTGTACTGAATACTCGATCCATGAAGCCAGCGTTGCCAGCCGCGGTATTTGGCTCTAGGCCCCCACCGCCGCCAGCAACCGCGCCGAGCGCCTTGAGGATCGTCTGCAGCGTGATCATCACCAGCTGCTTGGAAATGATTTCGGCTGCCATCTGCACAAATGCCTGGCCGATGTTGGAGAACATCTGCGACAGGGTCTGCTTAATCGTCTGACTGCCGGTGACGAGTCCTGTAACTGCCGAGCCGATGGCGCCACTGATCTCGGTCTCCATCAACTGCGAGACGCTGATGATTACGTTTTCGAAATTGGTGAGCTGCTCAAGCTCTTGCCGCAGCTGGCCGATGCGACCTGAAAGCGCCACTCCGGCAGCGGTCTGCGCTTGAGCCAGTGCGTTGATTGCGGTGATCTGACGCTCGTAGGCGGCGTTTGTGAGTTCGATTTCATCCCGCACCGAGGCGATCAGGGTTGGATTTTGCAGATCCTTGGCAATGCGCAGGTTTTCGTTGAGCTGGGCCAGCTTGTCGGAGCGCTCCTGATCGACTTCATTGATTCGCATCTGCGCGTCTAAGAGCTCAGGCCGCATACCCTGCGCCTCAAGCTGGATCCGCTTGGCAAACAGCGCATTCGTGTCTTCCAGCGCTTTCGCCTGATCGCGCAGCCCCTGCGTCTGCTGCTGGGCGTACTGCTGCGGGATCAGCATCTCCAGCCCTTGCACTTGCGCCTTGTCAAGCCCAGCAATTGCTCGTGCCTGACCGAGCCCTGCAGAAGCGATACCCACACCGCCTTCGGCGCGCACGTCACGTCGCACCTGGGCACCGGCGCCGGCGGGGGCGCCTGGCGTCGCGCGCATGACACTGCCCGCCATGAGGTGCAGGGCGCGCATGGTGCCCTCCGGCGTCATCACCTCGATCGCGTAGCCGCCGGCGCCGGTGTTGCCAAGGTCGCGGCCAAACTTGGCTCCACCCTTCAGGCTGATGCCCGATCCAGCCGGAGTGCCGAAATCAATTCCGGCGTGGAAGCTGCGGCCAAACAGGCTGCGAGGGCCGTAACCGCTGGTGACGCCGAACGAGCTGGGTGCCTTGCCGTTGATCAGGAAGTATTTGTCTGCGTCGGCTCGAGTAATCGGCCGCCCGTCGCCCCATCGCAGGTCAAGATGAGCGCCAGTGCTCTGACCGGTGTTGCCGGTGCGCGCGATGATGCCGGTGGTCGCGACGCCACCGCCGCTGCCGGCAATGCCCTGCGATGTGACAGCCTCCATTCGAGTAGCCGAAGTCAGCTCTTGCTGGGCCCGCTTGATATCAAGATCAGATTCAAATAACCGCTTGCGCAATTCACCAAGACGGTTCTGAAGCTCGACAAATGCGCGAGCAGACTCGTTTTTGACGCCTTCAAATGTGCCCGCCCAGATGTCGCGCTGCATCTGAATGCGCTCTTGCTCGTAGTCGTAACGCTTCTTGACCAGCTCCATCTGGTTGTTGAAGACCGTCTGGGCGAGCTGAATCTCGGCTTTGGCAACGGCTTTATCTAAACGCTGCTGTTCGGCAGCTAACCGCTCAGCTTCAGCGCGAGCCTTGTCTGCGGCCTGCTTTGCCTTTGCGTCTTTCTGGTCTTGCTGGATTTGCCAATCGGTCAGGGCAGAGGCTGCTGGACTGGTCTGCCCATCAGCGGTGCCATACCGACCAAACATCGCACTGTCTTGTGCGTTGGGCCCCATCTGAGCCGCTCGAACTCCCGCGCCAATTCCATAGGCAAGCGCAGGATTACCAGGAGCAAGCAGTCCACCGACTGCGTTACTTGCACTTTGAGACATCGCCCGACGAACAGGCTCAGGCAGTCCATTCCAGAAGCTTTGAATCTTGCTAAACAGGCCGCCAAAAAGATTATCAAACTGATTTGCAATTCCCTGCCCAATCGAGGAAATAAGATTGCTAGCGCCATTCCATACGTCGACTATGGCGTCTGTTGCCCTGGAGACGATAGAAACAGCGCCGTCCCACACATTCTTAAAGTCGCTCGAGATAACGGTGCCAAGATTGTTGACCCATGTCCTAAATGCGTCATTATTGTTATAAAGTTCAACGGTCAGCAATCCCAGCGCCGTAATGCCAGCCGCAACCCAGCCGATACCAGGAATCGCCGCTATTGAAATGCTCAGAGACTGTGCCGCAAGTCTGGCGGTTACCATTGCACCCCCGAGACCTTGAATTCCAAGCGCGAGGCCTCTCATTGCGCCAGCTAGCTGTGTTACGCCAATCGCAGCACCGGCTATCGCCCCAAAGCCCAGCAGTGTTTTGAGAACGCCAGAAATGAGTCCTGCGTTGTCAGCAAAAAGCTGAACGAGAGATGCAAATCCCTTCGCAAAGCCAACCAGCGCCGGCGTCGCATCACGCAGCGCCTTCGCCAGCGAATCCTGAATCTCCGCCCCTAGGGGCATGAGCGCCTCGCCGATCGCACGCTTGGTGTCGTTCCAGGTGGTGGTCAGACGGGCGCCGGCTTCGGCCGACGAATCCGCAACACTTTTCGCTCGCTGCTCGAATTGCCCGAGGCCTTGATCAGACACCACGAACTTCATCAGGTCCGCGAGACCGACCGCACCCTGCTCGAGATCCTTCTGCAGCTGCGGCAGGGTGCGCCCGGTGGCCTTGGCAAACATCGTCACCGCGCCTGGCAGGCGCTCACCAAGCTGGCCCTGCAGTTCTTCGGCGGAGACCTTGCCCTTCGAGAAAATCTGGCCAAGAGCAGTCAGGGCGCCCTGCACATCCTCCGAAGTGCCGCCGCTTGCCTTGATGGCAGCGGTCACGTTGCGGAACACCACTTCGGCATCCGCTACCTTGCCGCCAGCGCCGATCACCGCAGCGCTGAGCTGCGTCATGCCTCTGGTGGCTTCAAGCTGAGGAACATTGAAGTCTTTGGTGACCGATGCCGATGCCGCCAGTGCTCGCTGGTACTCCTCCTGCGTCTTCGTGACACCCTTCAGCGCGATCTCGAGCTTGCTGATGTCGGCGGCGTAGGTGGCAAGTTGGCCAATCTGTTGGCGAGCAGTGCTCACCGTGCCACCGATAGCCGCACCAGCGAATGCTCCAGGCACCCCGCCGATCGCAGCCCCGGCGAGGCCGCCAAGAGCTCCTTCAGGGCCGCCAAAGATGGCGCCAGATGCGATGGCGCCAAATGCCTGGACGCCTTTCCCGATTCGGCCACCGCCACTGCCAACGCCGCGCTTTTCGAGCTGCCTGTCAATGATGGCGAGCTCCTTGCTCACCTCACGCAAAGCCGCCTTGTCCTGGCCGAGCGTATTTCGCAGTGCCTCCCAAGCGCTGCGCTGCGCTCGCAGGCTGTTAATGCTGCCATCTGAAGCCTTGGTTGCTTCGCGGATACTCGCGGCCACCTCCGCGTAGCTTCGCTCCATAAACTGCAGCTGATTAGATGCTGTCGCATTACTGATTCCGGCAATGTTGCGGAATAGCTCGCTAGGTGGACGAGGGCGATCAAGCGGCGCCGAATAAAAAGCTGCGGGCTGATTGCGGCGGTTACGCTCGATCGATTTCTGGACTGCCAGTCGATCCTCGAGCCCCGACGAGAACGCCAGAAAGCCGCTGCTGGTGTTGCGACTGGCCTCGAGGCGGCGACGAGCAGCTTCGACAGCAGGGTTGGCGAATTCTTGGTTGAGCTGGCGCTGGACGTTAGCGATCTCGCGAGAGACCTGGATCCAGCGGTCGCCACCGCGGGCGAGATTGACAAAATCGGCGTTGAGCTCGCTCAGGCGCTGGTTCAGGCCGGCGGTCGTGTCGGGCAGGGCGGGCAATGCCTGCTGCGCTTGCAGCGGCCCCATCCGAAGGGCCTCGGCGCTTCCGATGACGCGCTGACGAGCTACAGCGCGATCAAATGGTTTTTGCTGGCGCTCAATCTCTGCCAGCAGCTCACCGTACCGTCGAGCATAGACACTTGCTTCTTGCAGCTCGGCTTTGAATGGTGCCAGCTGGTTGGCAAGTGTCCTCTCTTTAGCAGCTGGGATCTGGTTGCGAACCTTGGCCTGCTCCGCCCGAAACTCTGCCGCAGATTTCGTTGCTTCCTTGTAGGTATTATCAAGCGCCTTTATGTCCTGGCTCAGCTTCCGATAAACACTCCCACTAATCGAAGCCTGTCCCTGCAGCGCTTTCAGCGCATCAACCTGCCCGCGGATGACCTGCTCGGTCTTGGCTCCGGCCTTCCCAAACTCAAGAATCTCTTTCCGCGCCTTGCTCAGGTCAGCGTCAGCCGGCCCAATCGCCTGCTGCAGGCCCTTGAACGCGCCTTTGAGCTTGTCGAAACCCTCCAGCCCTTCAATTTGGGCGAGGATTTTTACCCGTGCGACCGACTCAGCCATCGTTCTTGTTCAGCTCCTCGAGGGCGGCAGCTTCCATGATCTGGATGCCCTCCAGCATGGCTTTGGGGTCCTCCACCGAGTATAGGTCGCACAACCAGCGCAGCACCTCATACTTCAACCCGGTGAAGCCGCCCATCACGACGTTCCACTGGGTCTGCATGCGCAGGAACATCATGACGATGTCCCAGTTGTCATCCCATACCTCAAACTCGTCTGACTCCTCTGCAGACGGAGGAAGGACGATACCCATCAATCGGGCATCGTCCTCGGTCTCGTCCTTCTCACCGCCGGCTGCGGCCCAGTAGCGGGCCGCGTCCTTTAGTTTTTTGCCTTCGCCCCCTCCAGGCTGGCGAGGTATGCCGTGATGACGCCCTTGGTGAAGCAAGGGTCATCGAGCATGTCCTTCAGTGCAGCAGACGTGAACGGGATGTCCTTACCGGACTCGTCTTTCACGCCCTCCCAGCCCTCGAGGACGGTCTCAATCAGATCGAGATCGCCCTTGTCGATCAGCCTCTGGAACTCCTTGCGACCGATGCGCTTGAAGATCGCGTCAAATGACTCGCTCTCAAAACGGCCACCGTCGACGGGGAATTCGACGGTGACGGGCCACTTGAAGGATGAAGACTTCTTTCGGACGAAAGCCATGCGGTAGATCCTTGAATCAGGTGAAGGCTAGGCTGATTTCGTCGTTACCGGCCGTGGTAGGCACAGCAACGAACGGAATGTTCAGCATTTGGATGCCGTCCTGATCACCATACGACGGATTGCTCACGTCGCACTGCGATGCTGTCAGCGTGACCCGGTTGCCAGCGGTGGTGCCGTGCAGGAAGGTCAGGTTTCCAGTGGTCTCAGTCTGGGCGAGGGCGAAAAAGTCCTTCGTTGCCAGAGCCACTGCCTCGATCATCACGGTGCCGCTGGGGGCACGGTTGGTGATCAAGACTTCCTTTGTGCAGCCGACGAGCTCGCGGTACACCGTTTCGTTCGCAATGTCCAAGCTGACCGATTGAAGGCAGCCGGCGTAGCTGAAGAACTGGAACGCTGAGGTGTTGCCCTGCTTGAAGACCAGCGGGCTGGCTTGAGTGGAGTAGGTGACAGCAGGGGCGGCCGTATCGGTCGGTGCGTTGTAGACACCCACCATCGTGAAGTCGAGCGTGGGGATCTGGCCCACTTCGCAGTTCATCGTGAAGGTGCCGCGGCAGCCGGTGGCCTTATGCAGGATGCCGTCGTTGTTGAAGTAAATCGTGGCGCTTGAGAACGCGGCGCTCACCGGTGCGTAGGTGACGCTGGTGGACGCGACGATCGTCTCGCTCATGCCGCATGCCTGCAGGATCGCCCCATAGCGAGGAGCGGTGCCGGCAACGCCAGAACCAGCGAGTTCAACCTGGAAGGTGACGCTGACACGGCTGTTGGCAAGCAGCTGAGGGCTGTTTCCAAGGTATGGGCGGATCAGGTCACGGCTGACAACATCAGCCTCGATCGGCGTGATCTCAAGGTTGCGGACGAGAAGGGCGTCAGTACCGGCGGGGGTGCTGTCAGTCCCGTACGTCGACTCCTTCTTGACCAGGATCAGTCGCTTGCGTGTCAGAGCCATTGCTCGTTACCTCAGGCTGTGGTTCGGAGGGTTGGGCCGGCTCTGTCCGCTCGACGAGCTTTCTCTTGCCGGTTTTAGGGTCCTGGAGGTAAGTGCCTCCCTGCCCATGGTATTCGTCAATCGTGATAGCCATCATCAGGCTCCGAGATTGGTCACAGAGGTTCTGTACTGAACACGGTAATCGCACATGACGACACCGGCCGGCACATCGGCCTCCACTGTTTGAAACTCTACCCGCAAAGGCTGAACATCAATCGCGAGGCCGCCGAGCGTCAGGTCGGCCATCAGCTTGGAATGGAGCGACTCGACAGTCGGATCAGCGGACTGATCTGGAATGTTGGCGCGAACGACGACAGCAACGCGAACTGTCAGGCTCCAGTCCAGCGTGGGAAGGCTTGTGTTCTGAGCGCAAATATCTTCGATTGGTTCAACGATGATTGCAGGGCTCTCTTGCCGGGCTAGTGGCTCGACGCGGCTGCGATAAATCCGAGTGCCGACACCGACCGTGTTGGTCAGCGTGGTGCGGATCGCAGCAAGAATCTGTTCGCGCTTGGTCATGGGCTCAGAATAGCGGCATTGCGCAGATCAAGGCGCGGGCAATTCCGGGACATTCCTAGAAGATCAGCACGTTGCGGCGGCGGGCCGTGCTGGCCTTAGCGAGCGTTGCGGAGAGGCCGGTGAAGGTGAATGCTCCAGTGGCGGCGGCGAGCTCATCAGTGTCAGTCAGGCCAGCGGGGTTGCCCGTGAACGTGAATGCGCCACGGCCGCCGAGCATGGAGTAGGCGACCGTAAGCGATGCCGGGTTGCCGCTTAGCAGGAACTGGCCGCGAGCACCGACGATCTGACGAGTGCGGGCGAGGGTTGCCGGTTGACCGGTCAGGGTGAATTGACCGCGCTCGCCAGTCAGCGCTGCATTGGCTCGGAGTGTTGCCGGCTGGCCAGCAAGCGTGAAGACACCCGCAACTGCCGTGAGCTGCTTGGCTGCCGACTTGGCAAGCGTTGCAGGGTTGCCGGTAAAGGCGAATGCTCCGGTGCCACCGTCGATCCGATAGCCCTGCTTAAGTGCAGCGGGCTGCCCGGTAAAGGTGAATTGACCGCGATCGGCAGCGAGCGCCGGGTTGTGGCGCAGCGTGGCGGGTTGGCCAGTGAAGGCGAAGGTGCCGACCGTGATCGGCAGGCTCTGGCTTTGTGCCAGGCTGGCCGGCTGACCCGAAAGCGTGAAGCTGCCGGCGATCGGGTCGATCTCGTAGGCGCCCAGCTCGGTCAGGCCAGCGGGGGTGCCAGTGAAGGTAAAGCTGCCGGTGCCGCCTTGGATGGCCCAGGTGCGGCGGAAGGTGGCAGGCTGGCCGGTCTCGGTGAAGGTGCCAGTGCCGCCGCTGAGGTAACGGCCGCGCAGCAGCGCAGGGTTGCCGCCGTTCAGTGCAAATGAGCTGACGGTGATCGGGATGCGCGGGTTATGGCGCAGCGTTGCTGGTTGGCCGGTAACGGCAAAAGTGCCGACCTCGGCGGTGATGGCGTAGTTCTGGCGCAGAGTGGCGCCATTGCTTGCGAGGCTGAAGGCGCCAGTTTCAGCTACTAACTTGTCGGTATCAGCCAGTCCAGCGGGATTACCAGTGAAGCTGAACTGCCCAGCCGTTGCATCAATGCGATAAGCAACCTTGAAAGTCGGCAGCCCTCCGTTCAGGGCGAAGGCGCCTGTCTCGGCTGTGAGAACCTTCGCCGCAGCAGTCTTGCTCAGCGTTGCCGGCTGCCCCGCCAGCGTGAACGCCCCAGTGCCGCCCTCGAGGCGGACGTTGTGGCGGGTATCGGCTGGGTTGCCGTTCAGGGCAAACGCACCAACCTCTGCCAGTAGATCTGGGCCGTGGAGCAGATCAGCCGGGTTGCCGGTCAGGGTGAACGCGCCTGTCTCAGCGGCGATCTCCTTCGGGCTGGCCTTGGTGAAGGTGGCGTCGTTGCCCGTCAGCGTGAAGCTGGCGACCGTCTGCGGAAGACTCCGCGGCACCAGCTCGCGGATGGCGAGGTGGACTGCAGCGCGGTCGTCCGTGGCACCAGTGAAGCCGATGCTGCGGGCGCCTTGGCCGGCGGTGGTCTCGCGCACCAGCGCCGAGCCGTAGTTGCCGATGTCAATGCTGTTGAGCAGCGTGCTGCCCGTACCAGCCGTTGGTGGCGCGTTTAGGCCGGAGTAGCAGCCCGCATAGCGGACGCTGTTCTGCCCCGGTGAGGTGTCATTAACGGTCTGCGCTGCCAAGGTGCCGTCGCCCTGGAGCAGCACGATGGTTGCTTCGGGGACTGCGGTGTTGGCGCCAGCGGTGACGGTGGCTGCCGCCGCATACATGACGGTGGCGTTGTTGGTCCGGTTGACCGTGATGGTCTGGTTACCGGTGCCGAGGCCACTGCCGAGGAAGAAGGTGTCGAGGCGGCCAAGCTCACCAGCAGCATCCTGCGCCAAGCCGCCGGTAAGGCGCGTGAGCGCTACGCCTCCATAGGTGACGCTGGTGACGAGGCTGGTGACGCTGGCGTAGGTGGACACAAAAACGACCACGCCCCGCGGCGTGCCCGTCTGCGTATGCGTCCAGCTGAACGCTGCCTGGCTTGCTGAACCAGTCGCACCTGTGTGCGACTCTGAGGCAGCACTATGGGCAACAGCCACGGTCCTGCCTCCGCTTCAGTTATCAGGCCAGGGTCAGGATGCCAGCAGCGTCCCAGGTGATCGTGAAGGTCTCGCCGTTCAGCAGGTCAACAGCAGCGCCGTAGTCATACCAGCCGATCAGCTCATCGTTGGTGGCGGTGTCGTTGTACAGCACCACGTAGCGGAACGTGGGCACCGTGCCGGTGGCGGTCAGCACCAGATCGTTGGCATCCAGCTTGTAGGTGCCGGTCGTCTGCGCCGAGGTCACACCAGCCAGGTTGCGGCCGGTGGTCGTGCCGTTCTGGATGTTGGTGTAGGCAATCTGAGTGATGTTGCTCAGCTGCGTGTTCGTGTTGATTGGCACCGTGTTGCTCAGTGCCACCGTCAGCGTGTCGCTGCCGAGGTTGTGAACCTTCTCGGCCAGCGCCTCCACGAATGAGTGAAATTTATTGAAGGTGGCCATGAATCGAAGGGCTCCTGTCTATGGCTTCAGTTTAGGGTCAGAACGCAACTGAGAGATTGAACTCGTTGACGGTGCCGGTCACAGCCGTGATGCTCACCCAGACGTAGCTACTGGGCGGCATCGGCTGGTTCTGGATCGTGGCAGCATCGCCTGTGGTGGTGTTGGTCACGGTGTCGCTGACCGTCGCCAGCGTGCCGACGGTCGTGCGATCAGTCGCATAGCGCAGCTCGTAGGTGACCGAGCCGCCGGACACCAAGCCAACCACGCTCGAGAGAGTGGCATCAGAAGTGGTGCGAAACAGCGTGAACGCGTCCCCAGGCTGCGGGCCGGCGATCGTGATGCTGCGCGGCGGACTGGGGCGGTGCTCCCAGCGGTTCTGCGCGTCATCCCAGGTCAGCACGTCGCCGTCGCTGGCGCCGCTAGTTTCAACGTCATGGCAGTCCGCCAGGTTCTGGCCCGTGTTAGCCCGCACGAAAATCGTGCCGTTGTTGGCGGAGCTGATCACCGCCGCGATCGGCAGCTTCAGGTTCGGCCCATCAGGCTCGACCAGTGTGAAGCCGCCCGGTGTTGCAGGGTCCGCCCACAGGATCGAATCTTCGGGATAGGCGCTGGTGTTGATGCCGCGCACCTTGCCGAAGGTGGTGACAAAGCCATCAGCGTCCGCCGCGATGCTTTCAGTCAGCACACCCAAAAACACATAGCCCGGCAGCGTACCGTTGGCGATCATCGGCGCCACCGATAGCCGGCCGCTGTTGCCGTTGGTGCCGGCATACATCACCGCCGATCCGTCAGGGATTGTGCTGGCAGTGCCGTTGTGAACCAGGAAACTCATCTCCTGCCCGACCTGCAGCACCGTGCCGCCACCCTTGGCAACGTCCAGCGTCTGGTCGTCGGCGTTCCATGCCAGCTCGCCGGCGGTGTCGGCATTGCCGCCAGTCGTCAGCAGTTGGATCGACTGCAGAATCGGATTTCGGTTCCACGGCGCATACTCGAGCGCCGACCACGCCGAGCTGCCGTTGCCGACTTTGGCCTGCTTCGTGTCTGTCTCGTAGCCGATCTCGCCATCCAAAAGCACCGGATTGGCGGCCGTCCAGTTGGCGGCGGTATCCCGGCGTACCCTGATCCGCTGCCGAGTCGTCGCCATCAGCTCGCGCCCCCGCCGTCTACATCCGGTGTATCAACCCATTCTGTCCCGTCATGCACCAGCAGGTCGCCTTGCTGGGCGTTGGTGATGTTCACATCCGTCAGATCAGCCAGGCCGAAGGTGCGCGGATCCTGGCCAGCAGCCACAGACTCAGGCGCCAGACGGGTGAGCATCAGCTCAGTGAAGTTGCCGTCATCGATTTTCATCGCCTCCCGCACCTGGTAGCTGACGCCGTCCACAGTCACCGCTGCGCCGTAGATCAGGCCGCCGAACTCAGACGTGCGCACCGTCAACCGATAGTCAGTCGTCAGCACCATGCCGTCCGCCACGATCTGGCTAGGCATGTCCAAAATCCCCATGCCAGAAACGGCGCCACTGGTGACAGTGACGCCGAAATCCGCGAGGAACAGTGACAGGTCTTCGGTGATCATGCCCGTGCCTCAAAGTGTTGGGCCCCAGCCGTAGCTAGGGCCCTGGCTTCATCAGCCGTACTTCTTCACGCCAACAGCGTTGACGGAGAAGGTGAACGAGGGGGTCGTGCCACCAAGTGTGTAGGTCACGCGCACGTAGCGCTTGGCCTCGTCCTTGCTGACCACCAGTTTCTGCTGCGAAGCAGTGGTGGTCACGGTGGTGAAGGCTGCACCGCTGATCGCGGTGTAGCCGGAACCCAGCGAATCGGAATGCTCAACGGTCACAGCCAGTGTCGGCGTGGTGCCAGTGCCGGCGGCACTGTCAAGCAGGAGCACGAGATCGCCGTCGTAGGACTGCGCGTCAACGCCAGTAGCACTACCAGTGGCAGTACGAGCGGCGGTTGCGTGGAAGTTGACAAGTTCGAGCTTGTCGAGAGCTTGGCGAAGAATGGCCATGGTTCAAGCCTCCTCAGAGGTTGTGGTGGTGGACTTGCGGCCCCGCTTCGGAGCCTCGGGCTCAGGTTCAGGCTCAGGCGCAGGCGCCAGGCGAGCCTTGTTCATGCCAATCAGCAGATTGGCGTCGGCCAAGCTGATTTCAATGAAGGAGCCAGCCTGAACTGACTCCCCCGAAATCATGACCGAGCGAAGGATCTCGATCCTCATGGCGATCAGGTGCCGAAGCAGAAGGCGCCAGGCTGCTTGACTGCGAAGTCAACGTCCTGCAGGGCGATGATCCGCACAGTGCCAGCGGTGGAGCCGGCGTAGGGATCCACGGTCAGATCCAGGCCAGACCACATGCCAACCACAAACTGGCTGAAGTCACCGAACAGGCAGTCGTTGTTGCCGAGCTGGTTCGACACGATCACCGGATAGCCGTTGATCTGGTCGTTCTCGTACACGAACTGAGCGGTCGAGGTCGCCGACTTCTCGGTGCTCTTCAGGGCGCCGCGGGCAGCTGCGTTGACGATGTAGCGCAGGGAGCCAGCATCAGCGTTGGCGGTTGCCACATCGGTTTCCATGCCGATGTACTCGGCGAAGGTGCCGAAGCTGGTGATGGTCTGAGCGCCAATACCGGTGGTGTTGGTCAGACCCAGAGGCTGGTTGGAGCTGCCGGTGCCGTAGATCGCAGCGCGATCGAGCTCAAGAGCGATCACGCGAGCCAGGTCGGCGCGGATCATGCCCTCAACATCAATCGAGGACTGCAGCAGCAGGCGGCGGCTGTAGTCAACGAATGCACCCACAGTCTTGGGGGTCATGTTGACCTGGTCGATTGCCTGCTGGCTCTCGGTGGGGCTGCCGCCCTCGCCTACCCAGTACGCGGTCGCAGCCGAGCCTTGTCTCGGGAGGCTGATGTTGCCCTGCAGGCCAGACAGCATCGTCACGCCGGCCTGCATCATCGCCATGCGATTGCGCAGGAGGTCGATGAAGCTGCCGCTCAGCAGTTCAGCGGAAACCAGGTTGCCGCCAGCGGTGCTGGTGCCGACCACGAGGTCACGACGCAGCACTTCGTTGGGGATCACGATCCCGTTGGAAGAGCGCTCGTACTTCTTGGCAGCAGCCTCGCCGACTTCGATCTCGAAGCCAGCTTGCTCGCGAGCCTTGCGGTCGCCAGGGTTGGCCAGGTAGTTCAGGGCGCGGATGAAGGAGAACTCACGAGTCTCCTTCTCGGTGAGACCAAGATCGTTGGCCTTTTCGTCAGCAATGCGGTGTTCCACTTTGGAGCTGCGGGTGTCGAGTTTGTCGAGGACAGCGGCGCGAGCCTCGTCCACGGAACGGCCACCGTCGATCAGCTCACGAGCCAGATCTTGGAGACCATGCTTGTCACCGAGTGCGGTGATGGTGGCGATACGGCTCCGCTCGGCCTCGGCGGCCTTGGACCGGATCACCTCCACGTCAGGGGTGTTTTCCATGTGAACCTCAGGTTCTTGGGGGGTTGGTGATGCGGCGGGGGCCGCAGAGTCAGTCGCGAGCGACCGGCCTACACCCACAGTGGGGTCTGCCGGGATGCTAACAACTGAAACTTCGTAAGGACTCCACTCAGTGGCTACGAAGTTATCGCCTCGCTCTTCCATCTTGTTGATGGCGTAACCAAAGCTGACGCCACGAAGAACGCCATCTTTGACATCAGCCATCACTTCCTTGGCAAAGCTATTGCGAGAGAAGCGGACCTTTACGTAGCCACGCTTTTTGGCGCCGTCGATCCATGCGCGCTCCACTACGCCAACAACCTTGTCGGGGTTGTGGTTAAAGAGCAGCGGAGCACCGTCATTAAGACGTGCCAGATCGGCGGAGCGATCCTCGTGGCTCAGCACCTCGTTACCGAAGTACCGCGCCACAGGATACTCGGAGCTGAAGGGGAACTCGAAGCTCCGATCCTCCACCTCCGAGAACGAGGTGACTTCGGTTCGGGTGTAGTTGCCTTCGAGGCTGCGCTCTTCCATGGCCTCCTCTTCAGGCGTTTCAGCCTCAGGATCTTCGCCAGACAGCGTTTCGACGACATCTTCGACAACTTCAGCCATGTGCTCGGCCACAACCTCGCTCACGGTTTCGCCAATCGCGGCGACCTGCTCTTCGGTCAGATCGTGCATCGCTCGGGTGTCATCCATCAGTTAAGCGGACCATCAGGACGCGCAGATTCAGCTCCATCCACATTACTCACCTTCTTGCGACGCGAATTGCGTGTGCGACGGGGAGCCTCGGGAGGTAAAGCAGGCTCCCCGTCGCTAGCCGGCTGCTGCTCGGCCGGTTGTACCGCGGCGATGTCGGCGTCCAGCTGAACACCCAGCTCGTCGGCCAGCTTCTTCTCCCGCGCAATCTGCTGCAGGTTCTCATCCAGGTCGCCGCCCAGCTCGGCCACAATTTGCGCTTTGGTCTTGTACCCAGCAGCTTCCATTTCGCGGTAGGCCTTCACCTCCTTCAGCGGATCAACCCAGCTCCAGCCACGCGCCATCCAGCGCGGTGTGTCATAGCGCTCTGGCCGCAGCTCGTAGTCCGGCAGCGCCAGCTCACCGCTGAGCACCGCTACATCCAGCCACTCGCGGAACACCCGCGTGTGGAAATTTTCGATCAGGTAGCTCTGGATCACCTTCCAGTGGTCGCGATCCTCGAGCAGGCTCAACCGGCTGCTGCTGTAGTTGGTCTCAGAGAAGTCCCGCGACAGGGTCTCATAGGAACAGCCGAAACCACTGGCGAACCGCCGCGTCTTCGCCCGCACGAAGCCCTCATACTGCGCATCCGGCGACTTCAGGTCGGGCACCACCACGTTTTGTCCGGCGTCCAGATACTTGAACACCCCAGGCTCGAACTCGGTGATCCGCTGACCCTCTTCCACGTCATCGGCTTCGAGCTCACCCTCGGGTGATGTGATGAAGCCCATCAGTGATGCCGTCGACCGGGCCCGCACCACCGCGGCTTCTTCGTAGCCGGCCAGCTGATGAGCATCGCCAATCACCGGCGCAAACCACGGCACGCCTCGGTGCTGATTGGGGCGCTCCGGGATAAACAGGTGAACAACATCCCTGGCTGGCAGGAAGACGTGTTTCACACTGGTGCGATCGGGCGTCCCCTGGAACCAATAATCGCCGGGGTGCCGCGTCAGGAACGCATACTGCACCGGGCGGCCGTAGGGGTCGATCTCGACGCCCATCCGCCACTCGTTGTTCTTGGCGCTCACTGCACCCTGATACTCGTCGTCGAGCAGATCGCTCTCGATGATCTCCAGCGCCATCGGCACCTTGCTGCCACCGAACGCCCGTCGGTGAATCCTGAAGATCACCTCACCAGACTCGGGCAGCGCACCGGCGGCCAGCCACTCGAACATATTGAAGCTGCTCTTGCCCGCCACGTCGCAGAATTCCTTCCTGCACCATCGGGTCCACTGGCTTTCGATCGCGCCGTTGATCCGATCGTCGCGCTTGTTCCCGCGCAGGCTCATCACCTGCGACTGCAGCTTGATCCCGCCGCCCACCACGTTGATCTGCGTGGTGCGCTTCGCCTGCCGCGCATACGGGTTGTCCCGCACCATCTGCCGGCTGCGGTCCCGCAGCTTCCGCAGACTGGTCTTGATCTCGGCGTCGGCGCTGGTGCCGTTCGCGATCCAGTCGCTCGTCAGGCGATTGATCACCGCACCCGCATAGGTGCGCCGGCGACGACGAGCCGGCTGAGCTTCAGGCTTCGACCCAAATCCAAGGGCCGTCATGACACGAGTGCGGAGTCCCATCAGCGGCCGAACCTCACGAACAGGTTATGGGGGTTGCCGAGACCGTTCGCGATCATGGCAGCCTTGTTTTCACGAGCCACTTCAGCCTTGAGCTTGGTCTCAAGCGCCAGCAGATCAGCAAGGTCGTAGCGCTTCAGGCTCCTAGTGCCGATCCGGTACTCCTGCACCGCGCCGCCACTCATCAGCGAGCGGATTGCAGCCTGAACAGCTTCAAGATCCTTCTGCGACTGCGAGCGCCCATCGAACGCACCCGGTGAGCCGGCATAGCTCAGCGACGGATCAACCGTCAGCTGACCAGAGCCCAGCGTCGTCTTGGCGCCACCCACCGTGGCCGTGGCCACCGCCTGGAAATACCAGGTGCCGGCATCGAACGCGGACGACGTGCCCGAAGCGATCGTGAATCGCCACCCTGTACCCTCTGCTGTGCCGACCACCGTCGCGCCTTCACTCGCGGTGTTGGTGCGCAGGTAGTAGGTGAGGCCGTGGTTGGAGCTGTCGATCGCAGCGCCAAACGCGTCGATCGTTGGCAAGTCCACCCAGGTAATGGTGTCGCCAGCGCGAATTGTCGTTGGGATTCTCACGGCCTCACCACTGGCGGACAAAGCTCCGTTTTGCGGGCTTATTCGATCTTAGCGGCGTCTTGCGCTCCCTTTCCATGGGCTTTTCAAGCCGTTTCTCCAGCTGATCCCAGATCGTTCTGCGATCATACTTTTGATACATCCGATTTAACGCTGAATACGCATAAACCAGTTCATCCAACGCTTCGTTCCGTTGGCTTGATTTCTTTACCCAAACTCTCTCGGGATACCCGCGCACAAACCGCGTAATCTGCTTCTCTGCCGTCAGCTCCTCGAAATACTCCTTCCCCGCCTCCGCGTAGAAGTGCAGGAACCCAGGGCCCGGCTCGTTGTGCTTCAGCCGGCCAAACAGCAGGCTCTTCACCGTGTCGCTACCAACCGGGTACACCTCGGCGCCTTTCTTCAACGCCTTGCCCTTGATGTTCAAATCCACCTTGGTGGCTTTGCCGATCGGTGGTTTGCCCTTCTGGCTCTGACCCTTGATCGCAATCACGCCCATGTTCTGGCGCTCCCTCGCGTACTGGTACACCTCCATCGTGTGGTGACCGCCCGAGTCGATGCACACCACGTCTGGCCGCAGCTCACCGCCGAGCGCATGCTTGAACGGTCGCAGCAAAATCTCGTCCAGCTGCTTCCACGGCTCTGGCCGGCTGGGATCTCCGTGGATCACCTGGCGATCGATCAGCCAGCCTTCTTCCTCGCGGCCCCATGCCCACACGCTCAAACTCAACCTGTTGTCCTGAACGTCGCAGCCGATCGTCAGCGCTGATGCCTCGGCCGGAATCATTCGGTGCTCGTAGAACTCAGCACGCTCGAGCAGGCTGTCGGCGCCGACCTTCGCCGCATAATCGTCTTCCCAGCTCTCGCCGAGCACGGTGTTGACGAACGTCTTCAGCGCCTCCGGGTCGCTCTTCGCCTCCAGAAACTCATCGCGCAGGTTGTCCCAGCTCGCATTCGGGCTGTAGCTGTACGCCGCCCAGACATGGAACGAGGCATGCTTCCCGTTGCCTGGTGCCGTCGCACGCCACTTGCCGCGCTCCACCATCCAACGCTTCTTCGAGTGCGGGATCAGCACGCCGCACTGCTCGCACACGTAATGCACCGGTGAATACTGGTCGTCCCATCGCATGTGCGACCACTTCAGGTATTGCATGTGGTCGCAGTCGGGGCAGGGCACGAAATACCGCCGCTGATCACCCTGGGCGAACAACCGCTCAATCCGGCTCGCGTCCTTCAGCGTCGGCGTCGACCCAGCAATGATCTTGCGGTTCCAGTAATACTCCGTCCGCCTGATGCCCAGCTTGATCTGGTCGCCTTCAGGCCCGGCGCTCGGTGGGTAGCCGTCCGTCTCGTCAAACATCACGATCCGCCGGCTCACACGACGGAAACCTCGCGGACTGTTCGCCCCCACCAGGCCCAGCGTTCCGCCCGGATACTGCTTCTGCAGGATCGTGTTGGCTCCGTCCTTCGCCTTGCTCTCGCTGACAAGCCCACGCAGCACGGGGGTATCGCGCAGCATCGGGGCAATTTCTTCTTTGGAATATCCTTGTGCGTCTTCAATGGTTGGCTGCACCAACATCATTGGACAAGGATCTTGATGAATATGAAATGCAATGCACGCATTTAAGCACTTGGTATATCCAACACGTGCAGATTTCATCACACTTATTTGTTCAATACTTGGATCTGTTATCGCATCCATGATCCCCTTCTGGTACGGCAGCGTGTGCCACCGTCCAGCCTCGGCGCTGCTCTCGGCCGACAGGTAAAAGTGCCGATCAGCCCACTCGCTCAGCGTCAGCTTATCCGGTGGCTTCCACGCTCGCAGCGCCTCCCTGGCCAGGTCCGAAACCTCAGCCATCGGCCAGCTCCTCCAGCGCCTCGCGAATGATGTCCTCGAGGATCGCGATCTGATCCTGGGTGAGATCCGGGATCCGCTGCTTGGCCTTTGACACCACCCCGAGCACCTTGGTGCGGCTGATGGTAATCACCTCCACCCACTTCGCCTGAACATCAGCGGACCGCACCAGCAGCCCTTCCTTCTCCTTCCGCTCGAGCTCAAGCAGCTCGGCTTTCAGGTACTCGGTGCGGGCTCGGCTCTCGTTGTACTCGGGGACGATGTCGCCAGGCTCTGGTGCTGCGAGTGATTGCTCGCGCTTTGGCTCTTCAACTGGGAGCTCCTGCTCCTCCGGCTGAGGCTTTGGCCGCGGCGGCGGGAATGCTTTCTCACCAGCAGGTGGCTTGGGGCCCCTGCCGATCTTCTGCATGGTGTTGGCGAACCAGTCCTCGCGCAGGGTCTCAGATTTGATCAGCTCGCGGCCGTCCGCCGTGCGAACGACGGGCAAGCGGCCCTGCTTGATCGCCTTGTAGACGGCCGTCCTGGACACCCCGAGGGCGTCGGCTGCTTCTGACTTCGTGATGAGCGGCAAGGTTTGCCGGCTGTGTAAACCAAGGTTACAGGTTTACAGTTCTGGTTGACACCAGGCGCTGAAA